ATCTCCTAATTCAATTGTAGGATCATTAACTGACATTGAAGCAGAGTTCACTGTAGTTGTAGTTCCATCAATCTGTAGGTCACCTTTGATGATAACAAGACCACCCGCATCAGTTGCAGGATCAGGGTCAAGTATCAACTCTTGAACAGAGTTTATAGTAGATAATGTATTACCATCTAACTTAAGATTGTCAATCTCAATCTTACCAGTCTGAGCTGTGTTACCTGATAATGTTGTGGTTCCATTAAATGTTACACCATTTTGGAAAGTGGTTGTGGAGTTAACTGTTAAAGAATCTCCATTTGTTGTTCCAATAGTAGTGTTGTCATCTACATTCAAGTCTTTAACATGTGCTGTCGCAGCAACACCAAGACCACCTGCTATAGTTACAGCAGCATCAGCAACGTTGTTGGCATCATAAGTGTTTGCAAAATTTACTTTTGCAGTAGATGTGGTTCCAATTTTGATGTCTGCACCATCTATAAGCAGTTTATCGTTTGTTGTTTCATCATATACAATGGAAGAATTCTTATCTGTTCCAAAGAATAACTTCATATCGTCAGCGATACGCAAGTCGGGGGTTCCTGCTGCTCGCTTGATATCTAAAGTTGCATCTGCATCAGTAAAGACTAACTCTACATCACCTGTAGTTCCAAACTCTACTTCCTGACCATCTTCAACTACTATCTTACCTGTGCCATTTGCACGAAGAATAAGATCAGCATCAGTTGTGCTAGTTGTGATGAAGTTACTGTTGATCTGAACATCATCGACTAACCAGTTGTCAATTTTTGAATTACTATCGACAATTGCAGCTGAATCTGCTGTAAGTGTCCCATGAACATGGTCTAACATGTCCATAAAATATCTACCACCTACAATCTGTGCAGCACCATTGTTGTCTCCAACAAATAGTCTATCTCCTGCGTTTGCCTGATTACCGTTTGCTCCAGTAGTAATGGCGAGTTCACCAAATGTAATACTACCAGGTGCGGTTGAGCCAGTACTCCTTTTAATTAGAATATTGGATGCCATTAGAAGCTACCCCCATTAACTGTTATGTTGTTTAATACGTTTGTTGCGACAAATCTTGTGTTCGTTGAGTCATAAACTAGCAACGCTCCATCTTGTAAACCACCTTGGGATACATCTGTCAAATCTACGTCTGACATTCCACCAATCGTTCCACCACCACCGCCTGTCGCGACGCGAGTGACCTTTGGAACTGATTGATCTCCAAATCTTAGTCTTGCCATTAAAGTGTTACTCCCTCAAGAACGCTTACTGAACCTTCTAATACTCTTGTCTTTAGACCAGTGCTAGAAGTTATTACGACATCATATACATACCGACCACTTTTCATAGCAGCGGTTTGTGAATTGTTTAGAGACAGTTGTATTCTTCCACTTGTCGCAGGAGATAAAACTGCAGCAGTTACTGTCTGAGAGGTGCTACTTGTGTAGTGCTTCTTTATCAGACTTGCTGCTGTATATCCTGTCAAGTTAAACTCTGTGCCATTATCATTTTCGACTGTGAAGTCGATGATAAAGTCAGAACCTTGATATATTAGTAGATTGGATACAGCACTTGCCATTCTCTAAGAATTCCATATAATATTTAGCTTAACTTTATTTATCCTCTTTCTGTATTAAGTCTTTCACAAGTGCCTTCAGTTCAGCAACTTCATCGTGTAAATCTTTCAAAGAACGATCTTTTTTCTTAGCATTCTCTCTTGCCTTCACATAAGCATCATATTGTGTAGTATCTGTATTAAGTATTGCATTAGACGCAGGATCCCTGCCAAGGGCAGTGTGACCCTCAACAGGGATTAGTTCAATCTCTTCCATTATGCTAGAGCGATTCCTCTTAAGTCTTTGACTCTTGGTATATATGGTTGATTATGATTAAGTAAACTTATCTTGATCTGGAATCCGTCAAACTCATCCACATCTTCTACAGTATATTCATAATCTGTAAATGTTACTAAATCGTTTTGTGGAATTAACTCACCGTTATCTGGTCTTCCTGTAGTATTAAACAACTGGAATGGTAGTTCATCTAGACTATCTACGTAACCCACAGGAATTAGTTTAAACATTACTACAATCTTAGAATCAGTCCAAGTGTTTGCAGCAAGCATAACCTTTAATCCAGTAGCACTCTTCTCTAATCTTGCAACCTTAGTAATGTAGTTTCCTGCACACTCTCCACCAATTCCCTCTGAAGGTTCGATGTTATTGATTATATTTGCAGTTGTGATCATATCACATCTAGTCAAGTCAATAACAGGAGATAGGTGTGATACTTCAGAATCAAGATTTAATTCAAGAGTAAGTGATTTAACACTATTCATTCTATTGATTTCATTTAGTTGGTTTGCAACTAATTTAGTAGCAGGGAAGTAATTCTCCTCTCCGATAGTAACATCTTGGAAATCACTATCCTTTATAAAGGATGTTTCAGCAGAAGATCCTGCAGGGAAAGGTCCGCAAGAAGTAGCACTTGTTCCTTGTACCCTAGCAACCATACCAGTTCTAGGTTCTAACTGACTTTGTATTTGTGGTGTAAGAACATCCCATGGAATATTCTGAGATGCAACTATAGCTCCACCACCACCTTGTATACCAGTTCCCGCATTGACTCCAGAAATTTGTAGGTTGTAACTATGTGGACTGTTTATAGACTGAACACCACTACTATGCGTTTTATTAATCTTAGTAAGAGGTATACCATCAAAGTTGTAACATTCTACAATAGCACCAGATGAGTGTGCTTTTCCAGTTGCTGATCCAGATGTTCCATTATGATTTCTGCCATTTGTGATAAAGTTGACTACTTTATTGTTAGTTCCACTCAATCCAGAGTATGCAATGATCTCATCTTCACTACCATCTTCAGCAGCACCAAGTATTCTGATAAAACCAGGATTTGATGAACTTGCAGCAGAACCACCTATAGTAGTATGGAATCCATTGTTTTCAGCAATTTCTGTAGTTGTATCTGTAGCACCTAACGCTGATGCAAGTTGACTATTACCCACTTCTGATATAACGCCACTCATCTGTAAGTAGTTAAGTGTTGACTGCATACCATGATTACTATGGAATACTCTAATTAAATCACTTCCTGCAGTTGTTTTTAGTGAATTTGTTCCTAAGTTTAATGTTCCACCATTTGATGCTCCCAACTCACCATTATCTAAAAGAAGTTTAGAAGGTGATGCTGTAGTTGGTAGTGTAAACTCTGCTCTGTAAATCTTGAACATTAAATCCTCATACTGAGAAGGAGTCCAAGTAGACGCATTTTGAGACTTAAATAAGACACCGATATATGGTTGCTCAGAAATTTTCTCTCCAATATGTGCAGCATCAATGGCATCCTCACCTAAAATTGAGATGAATACTTTGTATTGATTTGAGTCAGATGTTAATACCATAGCATGTTCTGTTCTATATGGTATGAACACAGGTGCTTTAAAGGTAAATGTGGTAGGTTTAGATGCATCAGTAGAGGTAAATACGTCGTCTGCTTGTTTTACTACTTTGGAGAAAGGTAAGACTGTCTGTGTTGGATTACCATTTACTACAGTCCTAACATCTAGTGCAACAGGAATCTCTTCATCTTTAGTAAAGAAGAATATATCAATTTTAGTTAAGAATACTCCACCCTCAAGAGTAGAATCTTCTACTAAGAATGTCTGTGCTAGTGGGTCAACCCATCTAGTTTCCTCTTTCTTAGTCTCTGTAACATTCACTAGAGTTCTAGCATCATACTGTGCTTCGGATGTAATCTTAGCATTTCTAACAGAGATAATTGTCTCTTGTGTAGTTTGTAATATACCAGATGATGTAAATTCTGCCTCACCACTGGAGTCTGATACTCCAACTACTTTACTATCAGTGCTATCATCACTAAGTCTGAATAATTTTGTTCCAGTCTTAAACTTCTGATTTCCCGCAACGTTTGGTGCATCAATAAAGAATGATCCTCTAAGGTTACCTTTCTTGTCAGTAATCAAATCTTTGTTTGATACTTTTGCAACTGCACCAGAAGTTTCACCAACAAGATAGTCATTAATCTTAGGTGATCCATAGTAACTACCTTTGACTTGATCTGCAAGTGACTTAGTATCAATATTGATAAAGGTCAAGTTAGATGTATAGTCAGTAGTTGTGCTTATATCAGTGCCATCAATAGGATTGATTTGTATATTCTCATTAGGAGCTGCTATTCTTGCACTAAATCTAATCTTTTTATTGCCTTTTTTGACAATAACGGTCTCTCCTATCTGGAATGGAATATTATTTGTTTTAGAATCAGTGCTTGGATCTTTAATAACACCAATGATCTTAGGTGTAATTAGTTTCTTAGGTATTGCAATACCATCAAAGAATGCAAAGAATTTAGTCCTTGGTTTTAATTTTTGACATACAAATTCAATGTTTCTAGAACGCATAAACTGAATATGCTCGACTGATACAACCTTACTACCCAATGACTGTTGCTCAATCACAGGAGTAACTCTATACCTTACACCTGTCCTTGATTGTTTAGTAGTGGTTGTAGTTGTAGTCTTAATAGTTCTACGTTGTTTTCTTCTACCCTTTCCGCCAGGATCACGCCACTTACCTACCTTTTTATCAATGTCAGTTCCAGTCCATGTGGTTTTCCATGAGTTCCAGTGAATAGGTGAGAAACCATTCTGGTCTACATTATAATCTCTAACTGTGGTTAAGAAGTTACCTTCTACAACAGGACCTTGGATTGGATTTAATGATGTTGTATCTACCCAGTTGTCTGACTCTGGGAATAATTCAACATCTCCTGTGTATGTAAAAACGTTGAATGGGTTGACGTTTTCCACAGCTGATGCGTATGGTTGGTCAATTAATACAGTAGATGCATATGGAAGTGTTATGATTTCATCGGTTTGCTGTACATTTGTACTACTTGTGCTGTATTGTAGAGGAACCTGTGTAGTATAGTGAGCAGGACGCATCTGTCCTCTCTCAAAGTCAGTGGATACTCTATAATCAGGATGTAATGTATCAGCAGTAGAAAGAGATGCAAAGTTATCTACAATAAAACCATTCTTAAATCTGCTAAGACCACTAGAGTCTCTAATCTCCATATTTGCAGTGTCACTTTCAAGTAATGACAACTGTGTATAATATTCAAGTGTCTTGATTCTATCTTCTAATTGCTGTATATCTCTAAATGTATATCTTCTGTAGTTTGTCTCTTCAATAGTAACATCTTCATCGACATTAAAAATATATGGACTATAAGATACAGTTGCCAAAAGCATTGCGTCTTCTACATCCTCTGGTGCTTGTGGTCTTGTATTAGGTGCACCCTTTACAATCTGGAATATACTTTCTTTACTAAGGAATAATTTATCAATACGAGGTAAGTAATACTGAACACTTAAGGTAGTAGTATCACTGATGCCAGGTAATCCAACCTCATTACTAGTAAATGCTCTATTGGCAAAATCAAAGTATTTTGTTGCAGTTAGAGTAAATGGAGATGACTGAGTTCCACTACCAGTTATTTGCTGTGGAACTATAGGACGAAAATCAATTACATCTCTAAGTTGAGTTCCTTCATAAGATGGTATGATTTTATAGTCTGATGCATCGTAAGAATCAACAGTATAAGGATTTGTACCGTTAGAAGTAAAGAATCTATCAAAAATAACAAGAATCTTGTGTGTTGGTGCTGCCACTCCAGCTTTCCTGTTAATTCTAGAGTAGTCATAGAATTGATCTCTCTGACCATCATCAAGGTCATAATTATCAGTAATCTCAGTAGAACCAGAAACTATACCTCCAGACACTATCTTAAATGTAGCATTAGGTGATGACATGTCCTCACCATCTGTAAATACATCATCTTCAACAGGAATAAAGTATATTCTATTACCTGTGGTAGATACGATTCTTGCTCTTGATCCAGAACTAGTACCTGTAATTACTTCATCTACACCAAGTGTTCCTATTAAGTTTGTATATTGTAAGTAAGGAATTTGAGGACTGCTACTATCTTTAGACTCAAAGATTGCTTTGATTTTAAATACGTCAGCACAACCAAGAGATATAGAACTATCTTCAACTCTACTTCCAAATCCACCAGATGCCTGACTTAAACCATTTGCTGTTCCTAGAGAGTCATTGATCTCCAAAACTTTCATTCTTTCTGTAGTCTTTGCCTTACCAGATCTATCTGCACTAGTTACAGTTCCTATTGCAATGATAGAAGATGGTGCTGAACTGAATGTAAGTGATGCTGATGATGCATTGACACTACTGGTTGTAAATCCATTACCATTGGACATTATTTGACCGTCACCAGTTCCAGATGTAACGATTACGATAAAGTCATCATTGTCTGTTGCGTTTACCCACTGAAGACCAGATCCTGCGGTAACAGATACAGATGTACTACTAATACCAGTGACTGCAACAGATGTTCTAAATCTTCCTGATGGGTTTATTGTGTTATTATTGTTTGTATTTTTTACAGCAGCATAACCAAGAGGTGTAAGCAATTCTTTCTTTGTACCTTCTTTTAGTTCTGGACGAGTTCTAATAATATCACTCGTTGAAGAGTTAGTAAGCGTGTTGGTTGTGAGAGTAGAAATATTAAAGTTAAAGTTATCAGTTATAGTAGTAACTGTTGCTTTGTGTGATAAATTATTATTTGAAAATTCTATTACATCTCCTATTCTCAATTGAGACCTAAAATTAGACAAGGTAGAGGTGATAGTTGCGGTTTGTCCTGCACCAGATCCAGATTGACTACTTAAGATAGGACCTGAGCCAGGTAATGCTACTTTAACATCTAATAGTGCATCAGCAGTTCCATTAGAGTTAAATGTGTATTGCTTGATATCTCCAAATCCATAAGTTCTAACACCACTCGCAGCAATTGTAGCATAGGTTGAACCCCCTGCAGTATTATCCTTTAATACCTCTCCTGCTACAAATGTTCCGTTAGTTGCATACAAATATGTTGTTGAACTATTTGATACTGCTGCAGCAACGTATCCTGTTGCACCACTGGTAGCACCTACAAGATAATCCCCTTGGTTTCCATTTACGTTTCCTGTTGTAGTTATTTTTGTATAGAATTGAGTGTCTATAACGTTTACACGATACACTGAATCAGTAGCACCAGCTGCTACAGATCCTGACTCAAATGCTACGTTGATAGCTCTTGTTACACCTACAGTTGCACCACCCGCAGACTCTTTCAACGATACTGTTGAATATAGAGCTGGTGCTTCAACCATATTTGTCATAAGAACGAAGTTACCAAAGTCGGAGGTAACTGTTTTATTCATTTCAGTTGCAAATGTTCTTGGTTTTTCTACATCTTTATATGATGTTGATAATCTTTCAGTTCTGTAACCCTGAACATATGCACATCCTGAAGATAATTGTAATGATAATTTGTCTTCCGTAGGAGATACACCACCAGATGTCGTATCTGTTGATGCATATACACCACCATTGAATCCATCATCTAAATTTTCTTTTGCATCTATCTTAAATTTCTTGACATAGTAATTACCAGATTCTTCCTTTGTTCTAGTTGCTAGGACATCATTGATAAATCCTAGATCACTACGTTCTACTTTCTTTTCTACTTCACCAGTATTAGTTCTAAGTAATTCAATAAAGTCTGCTGCGTTTGGTGAAGTTAGTAACTTTTTAACTAATGTTAGTGTAATCTTAAACCTATCTGCACCAGGTGCTGAGAAGTTTGTGCTTCCTATAGCATTATC